GTCACCGGGTGAATGGACAGTTGTGACCGGAATACCAAATTCAGGTAAATCAGATGTTGTTGACCAAATCTGTTGTAATATGGCTACGCGTTACGATATGCGTTGCGCTATGTTTTCGCCTGAATCATTTCCCTATGAGGGCCACATTAAAAGAATTGCAAATAAATTAAATCAAAAAAATTGTGATAACGATGATTTAAATCAAACTAAAGATTTTATTCAGGATCATTTCTTTTGGGTTAAAATTGACTTAGAAAACTTAACGTTAGAAGGTATATTAAACGCCTTTAGGGATTTAGTATTTCAAAAAGGAATTAACGTTTGCGTGATTGATCCTTGGAATATGCTTGACCATTCGGCGCAACGTGATCATTCTTACATAGGCAAAGCGCTTTCACAAATAACGCAATTTTGTCAGCAAACAAACACACATTTATTTTTAGTGGCACACCCTAGAAAAATAGAATCAGACAATGGCAGCTATAAAAAACCAACTCTTTACGATATATCTGGTAGCGCTGATTTCTTTAATAAAGCATATAACGGAATGATTGTGTTTCGTTGCATAGGACAGAAAACCCAATATAATTCCGACATTGTTAAAATGTATGTTGAAAAGGTTAAACGAAAAGAAAACGGCCAATTAGGTGATTTTGATATTGCGCCTGATTTTACTGCCGGCGGAATTTATAAGGATATAACATTGGCATCTAAAAAGTTTGAAGTAATAACCGACAATTTACCTTTTTAATTATGACTAAGAAAATACAAGTAAATGAAGATCATCACAAGGCGCTGCAATGGTGTTTAAAAAACAATATCAAGGTTGGCGTTAAACCCACAAAGAGAGGTTTAAAAATAGAAATTAATGACAATGATAAAATTACCTTGTCACCTTCATATTATACCAATATAGAGGCGCAAAATAAGTGTTGGGATTTATATTTGTATCTTTACCAAAAATATTGGGAGTTATGAGATTAAATTTTAATACAGTTATTTATCCAATTTACGGTGTATGCGTTGGAGTTAATTATTGGGATTCTGCAATGGATCACGTTGTTATAGAATCTGAAGTTGAAAATGAAGTTGAACATTGTCTGGAACTACACTTTTTTATCTTTGCAATATCTTTCGTTTGGTACACTAAATAAACCAAATGCGCAAAGTAGTAAGCATCAAACAAGTAAAAGAAACGCCATCTAATCCGCGTTTAATTAAAGATGCTAAATTTAAAAAACTTGTAAAGTCAATCAAAGAGGATGGTTGGATGATGGACATTCGGCCTATTGTTGTTGATGAAACAATGACAGTATTGGGCGGTAATATGCGTTTAAAAGCGTGTAAAGCGGCCGGAATGTTTGAAGTACCTATTGACATTCAAAAAGGTTTAACAACTGAACAAAAGCGGCGATTTATAATAAAAGATAATTCTGGGTTTGGTGAATGGGATTGGGATATATTAGCAAATGAATGGGATGTTAAACAACTGACTGATTGGGGTGTTGATCTGCCGGTCTTTGATTTTCCAATTGATGATGAACCAAAAGAGGTGACCGATGAACCAAAAGAGGTTTGCGAATTATGCGGTAAATAATTTATTTTATTTAACTTTGTATTATGGCAACAAAAACCAACATATTAAAAAGCAATTTATTAGAAGCGCTTGAACAATCACTTGGAGTGGTTACAACTGCGTGCAAAATAGTCGGTTGCAACCGTTCAACATTTTACGGACATTATAACCGAGATACTACATTTCGTGATGCCGTTGATGAACTGCAAAATATGACATTGGACTTTGCGGAATCACAATTGCATAAGCAAATAAAAGATGGCAACACAACCGCAACAATATTCTATTTAAAAACAAAAGGTAAGAAACGCGGGTATATTGAAAGGCGTGAAGTAGAAATGACCGCCGAAGTTTCAACATCAAAATTATCACCTGAAGCAAAACAAAAAATTGACGATATTCTAAACAATGAGTATTAACCAAATAATTAAAGAAAAGTGCGAAAACTCTTTGTTATTCTTTACGCGCTACATCTTTAAAGAAAATACCGGCAACAAGTTCGAGGCCGCTAAATTTCACGAAACGCTTGCAAACACGTTGCAAAAGGTTAATGAGGGTAAAATAAAGCGCCTTATAATTAATGTGCCGCCACGTTATGGCAAAACAGAAATCGCCGTTAAAATGTTTATTGCGTGGTCATTAGCAAAGCGGCCCGAATCAAAGTTTATACATTTATCCTATTCAGATTCATTGGCGCTTGATAATAGTTCAATGACAAAAGAATATATTAACTCCGATGCATTCCAACGCATTTGGGGTTTGACACTTAAAAAAGATTCACAAAGTCAAAAAAAGTGGTACACAAAAGAAGGCGGCGGCGTATATGCTACGGCTTCAGGTGGTGCGATTACGGGGTTTGGTGCGGGTACTGGAGGCGCTATTATTATTGATGACCCACTAAAACCCGACGATGCGCTTTCTGATGTTAGGCGTTCGTTTATTAACAACAGATATAACACAACAATCCGTTCGCGTGTTAACGATCGAAGCGTTCCAATCATTGTAATAATGCAGCGCCTACACGAAGACGATTTGTCTGGCTATCTTATAGGCGGCGGCTCTGGTGAAGATTGGCATCATTTAAAACTTCCGGCATTAGATGATAACAACAACCCATTGTGGCCCGAAAAGCATTCATTTGATGAATTAGAGGCAATACGTCAAGCCGACAGATACACTTTCAGTGGGCAATATTTACAAATCCCATCACCGCCAGAGGGTGGCGAATGGCGTAAAGAATGGTTTCAAATAATTAAACGCGCTGAAATGCCAAGCGATATTGTGTTTGAAATGTATATTGATGGCGCATATACAAAAGACACTAGAAACGATCCAACGGGTATTCAGATCAGCGGTAAAAGCGGTGATAATCTTTATATATTTAAAAGCATTGATAAATATTTGGAAATGCCAGAACTAAAATCGTTTATTACATCGTTTGTTAAATCGTGCGGCGTTAACATTGTTCAAATATTAGTTGAACCAAAAGCATCAGGTAAATCATTAGTTCAATTATTAAGGCGCGAAACAAATTTTAATGTATCTGAATTAAAAACAAACTTTGTTCGTTATTCAAAAATAGAGAGAGCGCGCGCATCGTCACCATTCATTGAGGGTGGCCGCGTTTACTTAATTCAAGACAATTGGAATGATGCGTTTATCCAACAAGTTAGCACGTTTCCAAACGCTAAACACGATGAACATATTGACGTTACATCGTATGCAATTGAACGTAATTTAATCAACAATTTCTTTATTGTATAAAACAAATTTTAATTTCGTATTTTTACGAAAATTTTTCATTTCATAAAATATGGCTTCATTTTTAGATAGATTCAAATCGATAATAAATAAAAGTTCACAACTAACAAACATAAATTATAACAAAGCCATTTACAACTGGCTTGGTGAATCAATTGTTTGGAATCCTGAAAATGATGATTCTTTTATTACCGAAGGTTACAGAAAAAACGCAACAGTTTATTCGCTTATTAACTTAATTACAAAAGCGGCAACAACAATTCCATTTCAAGTTTATGAAATTGATAATAAAAACGATTATAAGCGTTACAAGGCATTAACAAGCGGCGTGTTTGATAGCACAACAATCCAAAAAGCGGCGTTACTACAAAAACGATCATTGATTGAATTAAGCGATACTGAATTGCATAAAATATTGGAGCGACCAAATCCGGCGCAATCTTATAACGCATTTATTACTGAATTAATATCATTCGGAAAATTGACCGGTAATCGTTACATCTACGGAATAGGGCCTGAAAGCGGCCCAAAGGTTGGTAAATATTCAGAACTCTATGCAATGCCATCGCAAATAATGGAAATCATTTCTGGCGGTATAATGCAACCCGTTCAAAAGTATAAAATACAATACAACGGAACTTATGAAATTGATGCACAAGATATTTGCCATATAAAAGATTTTAATCCGTACTATGACGGAACTGGTTCGCATCTTTATGGACAGTCACCATTACAAGCCGGTTTGCGTTCACTAACAACAAACAACGAAGCCGTTCAAACGGGTGTAAAGTATCTACAAAATCAAACGGCCAGAGGTTTATTAATGTCTGAAGAAGGTGATTTGAATGAAGTTCAGGCGCAACAATTAAAAGATAAATTCAGAACACAATTTCAAGGTTCTAATAATGCCGGTGATGTTATAATTACACCTAAAAAATTAAGTTGGGTTAACTTTGGATTAAACGCAACGGATGTTTCATTGATTGAGCAATACAATGCATCTGTAAAAGATTTATGTAATATCTACAATGTACCGGTTCAATTGTTAAACAATACCGATTCGGCATCTTACAACAATATGAAGGAAGCTAAAAAAGCGTTATATCAAAACGCGGTTATTCCTGAACTTATTAAAATAAAAGATGAACTAAACAGATGGTTGGCGCCAATGTATGGTGATAAACTTTGCATTGAGTTTGATTTTACTGTTATCCCGGAACTACAAGAAGAATCCGACAAGGTAGTTGACCAATTGTCTAAAGCTTGGTGGATAACTCCAAACGAAAAACGTGAGGTTATGAATTATGGTGTTGATGAAGAAGATGAAACGCTAAACGATTACTACATTCCGGCAAACTTAATTCCAGTTAAACCAAACGACATTGATGCGCCTATTGAACCGATTGATATTGACGTCAATAAGTTTTTAAGCAAAGCTGAAATTAAAACCGAGGTTAAAGAAAATAAACTTCAATTAAAAGATTTATTCAGCACAAAAAACGATGCGGAACTTCGAGCGATTGAAATGGGCGGAAATGGCTCGCATCAAATAGGCGGCTATTATATGCCTTTCAATTCTAATTCGGAATATATCAAAGCAAAAAAATAAAAGTTTGAAAATAAATCGCGACAATTGGCAAAGGGATTTTGAAAATGAACTTGACAAAGCCGAACGCCGTCAATTATCAAAGGTTAAACGGTACTATAAAACGGAATATAAAAAAGGCGTTGAATCGTTTGTTTCTGAAGGCCAAACAAATTTCCAATTATTATTTTCTGAAAGCGATTTATCAAAAACATACCGCGATTTATATACCGATATTGGTTTGCAATTTGCTAAATGGTACGCCAATAATTTCGACAAATACATCACAAAGGGCGTTGAAGCGGGCCAATTTGTCGACCAATGGATAAATTCATTTTCTTCATTTGGTTCAGCCGTTGCAGCGCAACGAGTTACATTAGTATCGGGAACGGCTAAGGAAACGCTTATTAAAATAACACAACGTTTTATGTCCGATCCGGAATTTATGACGTTAGGCAATACTGAAAAGGCCCGTATATTAAACAATCAATTTGATAATTATGCAAGATATCAGGCGGCGCGTTTAGTTCGTACTGAAGCAACGGCCGCGGCTAACTTTGCAACAATGCAATCAGCGACAACAATATTTCCGGGCGCCCAAATGATGAAAGAATGGATTGCATCGTTTGATGACAGAACAAGAAGCACACACGCCGAAGCGGGCGCATCTGATCCAGTACCTTACAACGATCCGTTTATGGTTGGCGGTTCTTTTATGATGTTTCCGGGTGATCCTAGCGGGCCGGCTGCCGAGGTTGTAA